TGTTCCACGCAGAATGATATTTCTTATTGTCAAACCAGAAAAATGTTCCTGGTTCTATTTGTCTTTCTTCACCATCTACTTCATACAAGTAAGTGCCTTGCAATGATAAATGATATCTATCTCTTGTCTCATAATATGTACCATCGTCAACGTGGCGACCAACACTATCGTTTGGATTTAATTTAAAGAAAGCGGCTCTTGAAGTTTGCGTAATGTCGTGCTTCTTAAGATACTTTCTCACTTCAGTATACTTATCATAAAGCGGTGTGCGTCTTTGCAAATCAGAATTTTTAGGATTCTCATCTGGACTACGAACCATCGCCATCACTAGAGGAAGAAACCCATACGGATTCTTTTCCCCACCAATCTTAGAATAAGTAGAAACTGCTTGCCAATCTGTATCGTCAATCTGCCCTAGAATTTTACTTATGTCAATTCCAGTTTCAATGAATCTAAAATTACTCATCATCATATTCCATCAATTGCATACTTCCCGTATGCGGAAAATCGTATCTATCAAAGTGGTCAAAATTTGTTTTACCAATTGGCATAATATTCACACCAACAATGATTCTATAATTGCAATCAGTAGGACTTGTTTGATGCGTTGCCCATGCGGGAAACATAACTAACGTACCTGCGACAAAAGGTAACTCTTCTTGAGACTTCAACATCAATTCATTTTTATCTGAAATTGCAGGTTGTATTACATATTTCTCTGCACCTAGATTTGGAAATACTGTTCCGCTTGCATTACCATCAGCATCAAACAAATGAAATGAACCACCCAAGAAACTATTCGCATGACTGTGCATGTGATGAAAGCCACCAGCTTTTTGTCTAGTCGCCCACATACTTGTAATCCCACACTCATCATAATAACCCATATCATCCATTGCATACTTACCACAACTGTGAATGAAGTCTGTTAACTTTTTAACTTTATCATCTTTGTGTAAGTTTGCTCTAGTGATTTGAAGCCCATTCCTTTCACGTTCAGAAAGATATAGATTATCCTGTGCAAGATATCGCACTAAGAATTCTTGGTCATTCTCAAAGTTTGGATAATGAAATCTCCAAACTGGTGTGTAGAATAGTTTATGTAATTCGACTTTCATTTGTTTTCAAACTCATCATCATACAAACCCATCTCTTGGCTGATACGAACCATTTCATCCAATGCGGCTTCTTGGCGTTTTTTTGCAAATGCTCTTTGCTCTTCTTCGGTTCCTAATTCATATCCTTTATCAGAATGAATCTCTTCGGCTGCCGCAATATTCTTTTTGTCTATCATAAAATCACCCTATGATATTCGTAATTAACTGTATCTTCATTTTCTCTAAAAACAACTGCACCATTACGCAAATGAAAACGTCTAGCCAATTCAGTCTTTGGACTTAGCGTAAGGTATCTTTGAATTTCTGGTTTGTTTTCTTTGATGTGACTAACAGCATCAAAAATTAATGTACGACCGGCACCTGGAGCATAACTCCAAATGGTATAAAAAATTGCAACAATAGGTTCAGATGAAACTTGAAATAACTCTGTTTCTTTTGTTGGAATTTCTGTCTGATAACTTACGCATGTGATTGCTTTCACTTTGTCATCTGGATCACGCAACACAAAGATATCTTTGTTGTCGCCAACCCTATCAACATGTGGAATATGAGGGCGCACAGGATCCTCACTTAACATACTCATTACACTATCAGTAAAAGATTTTATTAGATATAACATTTTTTTATTCTCATTTTTTATTCTCACTTCTCTACATTAATGGTGGAGGATGGGAGGATCGAACTCCCACTTCAGACTTGCAAAGCCCATGTGCTCCCATTATCACTAATCCCCCATTTAACTCGGTGTTATGGTGTTAAACGAAATCACCGTTTTTCTTTTATGTCCTAAGTTTATAGGAGAACGATGCCACAAAGTTGCTGGCATCGTTAAAATATAACCTTCTTCGACATTAGGAATTACAATAGATTCTGTTTTTTGATTCCTAATTTGAGTCTTAACATCATCACTTGGTAACTCCAGATAATAAACATTTGTCCAATTTGCTGTGCCATGAACATGCCAACCATGAAAACTATTGTTATAGTACTGTTGAAACCAACAATTTAAATATCCAAATTGGGTAAATCCTAATTTTGAATATACATTTTTCATATGCTCAGTTAGAGAAGGACGTAAAATATTCCAATATTTTCTCTCGACATTCTCTTCAACATACCAATCAGTATTAGTAATTTTTTTGTCATCATTGATAAAAATTGACATACTATCAATGCTTTTGAGAAGAACATTTTTTAAATTGTCATGTTCTTCAAATTTAGATACCGCATATGGACAGTCAATGTAATTGATATCAATCATTATTTTTCAATAAATTTATTTTAGCATTTCTACAACTTCTTCTAGTGTCTCACTTACTTCCCATGTGCCATGAGGAGGTCCATAAACAAATGTTACATCTTCAATTACTCCATCTTCACGGGTAACAGTATTTCTGTGTATCGTAACAATTAAATCTTTTCTGATTGAAACTTTGTGTCCTCTAAACTCTGGACTTGAATTCGTTAGTGTTATAAACATGATATTATCCTTTAAAATTATTAAACTGGTCTCGGTAGCAGGAATCGAACCTACGCTCTATCGTCCCAAACGACAAGTGATACCATTTCACCATACCGAGTTATTTATACTGGTGCCCCATGACAGAATCGAACTGCCGTTACCTGAGTACAAAACAGGTGTTCTACCATTTAACTAATAGGGCGAAACTTAAATTGCTTTCTCAATTATATTCTTAGCTAAATTATCCACATCGGCTCTTATGGTGCCTCCGAGAATAACAATTGCATACTGCTCACCATTCTTATGTACTATCATAACAAGACACTTACCAGCCGCATTCGTTGTGCCAGTTTTGGATACTTCAATGATATCAAATTTATTCATCAACTTCACGTTAGTGTTATTGACTGAAATGTGTTTTTCTTTATTCTTCTTATCTACAACAGTTAAATCGTATCTACTCAATGCTGATATCTCACGTATTTTATCATGTCTATACGCATCTGTCAACAAGACAACCAAGTCCCTTGCGGTACTGGTATTCCTTGCGCTTAGACCAGACGTATCATCAAATTTTGTATTGTACATCTCTAGCGCAATTGCACGTTTATTCATTTGGTAAACTGTCCACAATTTACCGCCCATGCTTTCTGCTAATGCTTCTGCGGCTCTGTTGTCACTTTTGATTAACATTAAATTTAATAATTCTTCTCTAGTAAACTTATTGTGTGAATAAAACATTCCTTTGTATGGAACTTTCTCATTCAATGGAACTCCACTTTCAATTATGACAAGTGCGGTCATCAATTTTGTAATGCTTGCTATTGGTCTTATTGTATCAATTTCAGAATCAACAATTGGATACTGTTTAGTGATATTGTATGTGTAGACTGTAATCGCACTAGCACTTAATGCCGACAGCAATACTAAAGATAAGATTATTTTTTTCATATGATTCTTTGTAATGGCTCCAGAGGCAGGGATCGAACCTACGACCAATTGATTAACAGTCAACTGCACTACCGCTGTGCTACTCTGGAATAGAAAATGGTTGCGGGTGAAGGATTCGAACCTCCGTCCTTTAGGTTATGAGCCTAATAGTCTGACCTCTGACGTAACCCGCTATAATATATATGTATGGAGTGAGTGACAGGACTCGAACCTGCATTATACGGACTTGCAAACCGTTGCCTAGCCTTTCAGCGCACACTCACATAAATTTGGCGCTCTACAGGATTCTCACCTGTTCACTGGAGACCCTATAATCAGGGTTTTTATCCCTCTACTGCCATGAATTGCGAATTCATCGTAGAACCCAAGTTGCGAACTTGGCGTGGAAATATCAGAGCATAAACTTGGCGGTCTGTAGGAGAATCGAACTCCTGTAAGTGGATAGACAATCCACAGTAATAACCTCTATACGAACAGACCAAAACTTGGTGGAGATGATAGGGATCGAACCTATTGTGACTTAAGTCGGAAGATTTACAGTCTCCTGCCATACCATTACGGCGGCATCTCCATGGTATTAGATTAGTTGACGCACTATTTGCTACGCTCAACGGAATTAGTGGCCACCTTACCGTTTATGTACGCAGTTACTCAGGCGTTACGATTGCCCATGGCTTACGTCAACTAATCTAATACCACATTTAATTACACTGGATGATTGACAAAAATAACAGTTTTGAACCTGCCCTACCATGTCGTCCATGGATTTGCTTGTCAACCACATTACAGACCAAGTTGTTCCAGCGTGATTCGCTCGTTCATGTAATCTAGAAGTGCCAGTCCGTCAACTGGTTCTCACTTGTTAAATTACCTACTGGCTTGGTAACCAATGTAATTAAATCTGGTACACCTAGGGGGAATCGAACCCCTCGTTTGCGCCTTGAAAGGGCGCCGTCCTAACCGTTAGACGATAGGTGCATAATTTTTTAAAGAACATTTGATTGATTTCTCAATCTATGAATAGAGTATAACACTCTAAACATTTCCTGTCAACAACTATTTTTGGTAACTGTTGTTTTTTATTAACACTGGCAGAGAGTATGAGATTCGAACTCATGCACCGCTTTCGCAATGACAGTTTAGCAAACTGCTCCTTTAACCACTCAGGCAACTCTCTATATGGCGGAAGCGGTGAGATTCGAACTCACGGAACATTTCTGTTCGCTAGTTTTCAAGACTAGTGCCATAAACCGGACTCGACCACACTTCCATAACTTGGTGCGCCCTGAGAGAATCAAACTCCCACTTCAACGTTCGTAGCGTTGTGTAATATTCATTTTACTAAAGGCGCATAAAAACATTTGGTGCCCTCTCTCAGATTCGAACTGAGACTTTACGGCTTCTAAGACCGATCTCTCTACCAATTGGAGTAAGAGGGCATTTGGTTCCCAGAGCAAGAATCGAACTTGCGATAAAGGCTTATCAAGCCTACGTTATACCATTTAACTATCCGGGATTAATTTCGATTTTCATCTCCCACTACTAACTATTGCTTCCCAATTTATCGTCCATTGGCACCCGTGGTAGGGCTTTCAATGCTCATCGGCCTTGCGTTCTAGCGCAAGTGATCCTTGGGATAGGACTGCTAGGCCTTAACTTGCCTAGCATCAAGTGAATTGGTACCTTGTGACAGGATCGAACTGCCGACCTTCTCCTTGTAAGGGAGACACTCTACCGCTGAGTTAACAAGGCAATTTTCTTTGGGGTGACCTATGGAATTCGAATCCATGCTATCGGAATCACAATCCGAGGTGCTAACCGCTGACACTAAGGTCACACCAAAGAAAACTGGTAGGGGCACCGAGAATTGAACTCGGATTTACTGGTTAAAAGCCAGCTACTCTAGCCGTTGAGTTATACCCCCAAATTGGTGGTGACAGTTGGATTTGAACCAACGACCGATTGCGTATGAAGCAATTGCACTACCGCTGTGCTATGTCACCTTTTATTTGGCAGAGGGTACAAGGATCGAACTTGTGCTAACAGAGTCAAAGTCTGGTGTGCTACCGCTACACTAACCCCCAACATAAAAAATATGGATGCAAATTGTTAAAGAACTTGTTTTTGCTGAGTCACGATCAACTCAATACAAAGTATAACACAATCAGGAAGACTGTCAACAACTATTTTCATAGATGTTGTTTTTATACAACACAAAGAAAAACCCCCTAGAGTTTGGTGTCTCTAGGGGGCTTGTCTTTGTATTCTCTTTGGACTTATGGTCCTCAGGTATAACAAGCCCCCATCACTGGTGAATGGCAATCGGATTTCTCAAAGCGAGAAATACTCTGCCACATAATTGGCATATAATTTCTTGTTGAGAGTTTCGAAATTAAATTCATTTTAGAGTACCGTTTCTTTCGTATAAATGTTAGACCATTTCTGGAGTTTTTCTTTTTTCTTTCGTGATGCGTTATCTACTTCATCAATATTAATAATACCTGTTTCAATCATCAATTGAATCATACAAAATAAATCACCAACTTCTTCTGTCAATCGTTCACGATTAGATGCGCCATTATGTTGTGCATGTAATCCAAATCGAAAAACCTTACTGATTGCCTGTGTCACTTCTGCACATTCTTCCTGGGCAATCAATAAAATTTCTTTCTCATTCGCATTAATCATTATCCAAACCTTTTCTCAATTCATAAAATGCTCTGCGAACCTCGGCGGTAATTATACTGCATCAGCTTCTCCTTTGTACCAGAGTCACATCACACACAGCCTCCACCCGCTTCCCGACAGGTTCCGTTGTCGTATTGCTAACGCCAGTTCGGTTTAACTGCTACATCTTACTGTAGGGACAGATTCTCTCACCAATGTTACTAAAGGTGAACCCTTGTCCGAACCACCCGTGATTAATTATTTCACTTCTCATCCTGCGGGTCACAGTAGCCACTATCACATGGCACGGTCTTTACATATTCTGAATGAATTGCTTCACCAAGAATCGTTTCACTTCCCATGCGTTAGTCATTCGCACAGTCTTTTCTTTTTTATTAATTCTATATGTAATATATAGTCTTTTTGGAGCAGAAATTACCACAGCACCAAAAATATTTTTACTGAGTCCAAATGGTATCACATAAGCATCACCGTTGTCAAGTTTTTTCTTGGCATAACCATTAGCACCTTTGATTTTATCAAGACCACCAAATCGAACTGTATCTAAAATTTCAACAGCCATCGATTGTCGTGGACCCATACCATCAATATACATATTGTTCCTTATGCTTTGGTTCTCTCTTACGCTTGTCTGCAACCACACGCATACGATACTTAGGGCTACGCAAGTCCTTCGCTACCATATTACGTGGTTTTGTTTTCGACAATTTAAAATTCAGGCTCTCCATAACTTCCGTAATCCTCATCGGTTCCATATCCTGCTGAAGCCATAGCGGAATCAAAATCTCCGTCCATGTCATCATTATACTCTGCATCCATAAAACTTGCAACAAAATTGTCTACCAATTCTACTGGTACATTAAGCATTGTCGCAATCGTGAATTCATTGTACCCTTGTATGTACAACTCTTCAATTTGCATAGCCAACTCGCCCATCTTACTCATGCTAGTTCCTTTTGTTTATCCAAAACTTGTTGATACGTCATTGCGGGTTCTTTGTGTGCAATCGCACCATCAAACTGTAACTGAGATTTCTCAAACCATGAAAGGTAATCATCACTTTCCATAGACCAATCAATCATGTACTCACTGGAGTAATCCGTATCAGTTTCAATGCCACTCAATGCAAACTTCACAAACTCATTATAGTCTATGTTAAGCGGAACGTCAAGTATCTTATACTCTGAACCGCCTTTTGCTTTCCAATACTGAGGACACTCACCCACACCATCCCAATCATGTGCGCCATAATTTTCGTGGTACTGAGTGCGGATAACTATCATCATATATTTATTCCTTAAAACCTAAATTGAATTCCATCATCAACATTTTGGCAATGTTGATATACTGCCGTGCATCATTCGAACTACCACATGCAATCATTTCCTGTGCATCGGAAAGATAACTTGCAATCACCATGCCAGGACCAGAAAATTTGAAACTGATTGAATCCGTAACGGACTCAAGGATTTCGGATTTCTTAGCACCGTATGCTTGGATTTCCCAGAGGGTTTGTTCGTTCGCTGTCATCATTTCATTTCCTTTATCAACTCAACAGACTCTAGTTTAACAGGTTGGGTAGGTAAGTCAACAACTATTTTTGGTAGTGTTGTTATTCTGCAACAGGGGCAAACATCTTGCGACCATCGACCATGAACCGTTCAAAGGCTTCCATCACTCGCTCGGAGTAAATCATCTTACCTTCTTTTTGGATATCTTGCAACAACTCCAAGAAACCCAAACCCAAAAATTCACGTTCTTTATTCAGAATACCAATTGCTGTTTCGATTTTCATTTTGTTTCCTTAATCAAAAAAGTTGCCAGACTGACACGAAAATGCATTTTGACCAGCATCAAACCAAGCCATAGGATGCAAATCCAACTTATCAATCACTTGACGATTACACATTTCCATCGCATTCAGTTTAGATTCTGCGGTGAATTCGTAAACATCTTTACCAACATAAAATTTGTATGTAATCATATTAAGCACCATAAAAGTTAGAAGTAAAACCACAAGCATTATAGACACACTCACGAACTTCGGTGTCCATCGCCTCACCAAATTTGCTATAGTCAGATTTCGCTAACATGTTGAGACACTTATAAGTCTGTGGCCATGTCAGGTTCATTGTAATTGCAGTAACGACAACGCCATGAACTGCTAAGTTACCAACTTCGCTAAACATTCCGTAAGAGATATCTGTAGTCAATGTAGTCATTTTATTTCCTTAAATCAAATCAACTTGAACTTGCGTACCAACTTGCGAGGTATTGTAACTTGTCATACCAAGACCAGTGGGAACTAACGCACCATCTTTTTGCGCCATGTAACGCATGTAAGACAAACGCAACAGAGCATCATTAGCCGCTTGCGAATGGGTGTATGTAGCAAACACACTAGCAACACCAGCAACTGTGGTGTAGACACCAATTCCGTCAAACATCACACGGATTTTTTGTGAATTCTTGAAGCCCTGAATGTAAGTCTTAGTACGCATATCAAATTTCCTTATTTCTCAATCACTACAGAATCTATTCTACTCTCTTCGGCAGAAAAGTCAACAACTATTTTTCAAGTTGTTGCTTTTTTGCAACAATCACAGATAGTGAGGACCCATCCACTGGATTGAATATCCACCGTCCAGAATGTTACCACGGGCGGCGTTACGTGCAGGAGCCGCCCAACCAGCCGCTTTCAGAATGTCGCCTTTACGGAATTTTTTGTCTGTATCAGTTTTCACAATGAAACCCCAAACCGAGGAACCAGTAACAACCTTGATGTACTTGCTACCTTCATCAATCCGAATTCCGTTGATAAACTCGTCAAGCATCCGTGCTTGGATTTCGGTGCGAGGTTTACCGCTTAGTGTCTGCCAACTTTCGTAATCGGCAACAATGTCATTCTTCAAGGTTTCTAGTGCTTCGTACATCATTTTCATTTCCTTTATCAATTAACCGAGGGTTTTAACAGAACCGCCAACTGCGGCACCGAACAGAACCATCGCAACAAACAAACCCATCAAAATCGCTAAAACCGTAATCATTTAAATCTCCAATCAATCTCACTCACTACAGAATCTATTATACAGGCACTGGTGGGCAAGTCAACGGATATTTTCACTTTGTGCAAAAAAACAACGTTTTGTGGGGAAAAAACAACAAAAAAGCCGTCTAGGACGGCTTGGAAATGGGTATTAGTACCTTGGTATTCAATTTTCGGACTCTAGTTCCTCGTCTTGTGGGAGGGTTTCGCCACGTTCTAGTCGGTGGGTATCGCACAATGTTGAAATCCATCCGTAGTTATTTGAACGACCAGGATTGCCACACACTTCACATGTACGATATGACATGGACTCAGCCATGCGAATCATTCCACCAATCCCATCGGTATAACCATTAGTGTAGAATCGCAATCCGCCAAACTTTTCTTTGACTTGGCTTGCTGTGACGTATGGCATAGGTGGAGGAACTTCATGGTATTCGGCTTTTTCAATTGCTTTATTAGCAGATTCAATCGCCCACTCGTCTGGTTCTTCTTTACCACCAAACGTAAAATGCTTTTGAAGTGAACGTACATCTCCAGCCAATGCACGTTTCAATGCACGATTAAATTTTAATGCATTCGCACGGCGCTTACGTTTAAAGTCAACGTGGCTTTGAATGTTTCCACACAATGCATCAATGATGTTGTACCAACCATCACCACATTCAAAACCCCAACACATAGCAGTATGCGTCATTGGTGCATGACGATACTTGAAAATCTTTGGGTACTTTGCTACTAGTGCTTCATCCAATTCCTTTTTCATAATATACTCTCAGAGGTTATTTTATTTCGTCAAATTCTTCAAACTCATCCCAATCATCTTCATTTATATTTTTAGGATCAATAAATTTAGTTTGGTGCTTGAACTTATCTTTTTGTTTTTTCGATTCGTTCAACTTCGGTTTCCTTACTCTGCCTTCGTCTTCATAGAAGTCACGGAAACTGGAATATTTCTTTGTCTTAGCCATTTGTTACTCTGATTCTCCCTGCAAAATTTCAGGCAACGCTTCTTCGATTAATTTTCGATTGATGCCTTTGTAAGTAAGTTTTTTTTCTTTCATCATCAAAACTAATTTGGCTTCTTCAGGCGAAACGCTTTCTAAAACCTCAATAAACATTGCTTCCCGTTTAATAGGATTCAATGTAGTTCCTGTTATGAAGTATTGAAACTTTCTTAACTCTCTAGGCAATCTGTTGTGCCCCCAATTTGCTGGAGTTTCCATCTCTTTATATGGAGGTGCACCTTTAGGCAACTCAAACTGTATATTCTTATGAAATGTATATTTAAGAACAGTTTTCAATTCTGGTGTCAGATTTGCAATTTGCTTCAATGCACTTGCTTTCTTTGCCACAGGCAAATCTCCGATGTGCTGTAGCAACTCGGGCAAAGTCATTTTCTCAATATTAATAGCCATTTTAAAATTCCTGTATATGTTCCATCAACTGCTTCATGCGGTTTTGGATAAAATAGTTAAGTAGTTTTTCCCTACCACGTTTAGGGGTATTTTCATAAGCATCAAGAATTTTCTCTTGATACTCAGTCGGAATCTTCGACAGGTCAATCAGCAATTCGTTTCGTTTGTAATTACGCCACATCACATCATCACAAAAAGACCTTGGTTCTTCTTCTAACCATTTATTTAGTTTTTTCTCAGTTACAGGTTTCTGCCGACTCTCAGCAACAAGGCAATCATCACTACTAAGAAAATTAGGGATACCATCGCTTCTGTCTCCTTTAATAATGTGTTCTTTTAGGAATTTATCTGGATCAATACAGCGCAAGAACTTCTTACCCATTGGGCTGTATTGTTCTACGTTTGCGAACTTCTGCAATTGCATGAAGTCTTTATCGCTGGACAGAATCAGAATCTTTTCGGTAGTGCTATTCTTAAGTGGAACGCCAAACTTGTGCGTTAACGTAGCAATAACGTCATCGGCTTCAGTTTTGTCAACTTGAATCACTTTGTACGGAAAGTATTCTTTAATTTCATCACGCACTTTGTTTAGCGTTTCAAAGATTAGATTCCAATCAAATGGAGACGCCTCTCTATCTTTCTTACGACCTGCTTTGTAGTAAGGGAAGTATTCTCTGCGCCAGTATTTCTTGTCATCGCAACAGATAACAATGTCACCATAGTCATCACGGAATTTGACGTTATACATTCGAATGCTATTCAGCACCATGTGGCGAATGAGATTCTCATCAATTGGGTTTGATGCATTTGAATTTATTTGCATCATCAAGTTTGAAATCATTACCTGATTCAAGTCAATCAAAATCATTTTAAGTTATCCAGTTATTACTCTTACAATAATTGTATCAGAGTTAATGCGTCCTGTCAACTCGGAAGGTTTGGTAGTCAATCCGTCTAACAGTTTTTTCAACACAATCTTACCACCATCAAGTACTTGCTTAACAGTCACTTCTGGCTTACGCAAACGTTTGCCAATGGACGTTTCTGTATTGAAGTTTTGAATTGTTGTGCCTTTGATCGTCAGACCTTTAGCATTATCGCAATTGTACATGCCAAGCAATTTTGTTTTGGTATTGTACAACCAGACTTGGTTCGCACCAATAATCTTTTCTGGCAGAACACTCTTCAAATTCAACTCAGCGAAATCTTTCATGTATTGCACTTTAGCCACAATGACACTTGCAGGTTTCTCTTTTACTTTACGTGCTTTACGTGTGGGTTTCTTTTCTGCGCCACGATTTGTTTCTGCAACAATTGCATCATAGAACTCTTTAACTTTACGCAATTGTACTTTAGTGAAATTGGAGTATGCCTCTTTCGTATCTGCATCCGTTGCATTCATCACTTCTTCAAATTCTTTAGAACGCTTGATGAACACTTCACACATGCGCTTTTGTACAACGGCAGATAATTCTTTACCTTTTAGATATGATTGCATATCTGGTGCAGACTTACACCCACCAGCAATGAAGTCATCTACAAGTCCTTCGATTTCACCGACTTCTTCAGATGCCTTTTCACGAATTCTATCTTGAATAGAAACGACTGGTGCGGTCGATGTTGCAACAACAGGTGCTTTTGCTTTTTTAGTTTTCTTTGCAGTCTCAACAACATTCTTAAATTCTTTGACAAAGAATTTTTTGAATGATTCGGATGGTTCGTAACCCATACACATCATACGTGCTACCCAACCAAGTTGTACTGGAATAGATGCGTCACTTGATGCGACTAAAGAAATTTCTTCCTTCGGTCGATCAACGCTAGCCATGTATTCGACAACAAACGTTTTTGCTTGTTTGTTGTCACAAAAATAATTATACCAATTCAATGCACGAATTTCTTCGCTTCTGAGATTTTGCATCTCGGCTTGATTGGTCCAAGAAGGTTCCATGCCATATGCTTTTGCATCGGCACCAGGATTAATCTTGGAAAATTTCATAGTTTATTCACCCAATGTAAATGATACAGATTTGATAGAATCGTAGCGGAATGAACGCCATTCGTTTTTCTCTAAGTCAACTACAGAGATAGACTCATCAGTTGCCGTTGTGCGAACACGTTCGGTTTTCTTTTCGTATGTTGGAATTGCACTCTCTTGCAATGTGCATTTCATGGTACGCATTGTACCGTCTTTCTTAAGAAAGTCAACAGTCACAGGACCGTATTTGAGATGGCTAACAAGCCAATCACGAAATACTTTTTGCTCTTTTGCATCACTTGCCGCATAATTAAAAGTTGTCATATCAAAGTTCTCCATGTTAAATTGTTCAAGTCTTTATTATACCTACAATCTGTTCAGTTGTCAAGTTTGCCATGCTAACTCTTTTCTATTCTCAATTCATCATAAAGGTAATCATGCAATTCATTGATACCGCCAATGTAATTTAAATTGTGATATATGTGTGGAACAAAGGTTGTATTAGGAACCAATTTCTGTAATTGCGCTACAGTATAATCTTCGCCAAGTATGAAAAGTTTATACTGTCTTCTGCAAATATTTAAAAGTAATTCTGCCTTTTCTGTAGCCTTACTTCCTACAGCACCATAGATATAATACATCACGGCGCATTGTACACCTGCAAATATTCACTCGGTTCATTATTTAAAAATGCAGTTTTAAGTGTACCCTTAAAATCATATGTTACTTGATAGCCTTTAACAACATTTTGATATGCTTGTTCAATCACAAGTTTACATACAGGTGTTGAAAGCGGCGGCGTCATACCCAAGACTAAAGTATTAGTTCCTGGTCCTGAATAGTGTGTCGTGCCATATTGTTTTTGACAATAATTTTTTGTAGTCATGTACGGTACCTTTTCTATAATAGGTTTCACATTTATCACTTTTGCCATATAGTAGCCGTCTTTGGTTGACGAATCTTCTACAAGAACAACTCCAGCTTGTGCAACATTACACAAAAATAAAGTTGTTATGATACTATGTAGTGTACATGCTTTTTTCATAGTTTACTCTACAGCATAAACTCTCGTTACTGTTTTAATTCGAATTGCATTACCTGGATCATAATTCATTTTAACTGTACGAATTTGTCCTTGATATTCAAACGTCACATTGAATGCAGTAACATTATAGCGAAACTCTCTGTCACTATATGATACGCATTTTTGTTGTTGGGTTTGAACTGGCGCACCTACACCTTCAACAGGTTCAACATTGGTGCATGACATTCTAGGCATTGAAATGGCTCTCATGCTACCAATTGGATCAACTTTAATTACAGGCACAATTTGATAATTGACAATATCATCTGCAAATGCACATGTTGCAATTAATGCGGTAACTGCAACCGCTAAGATTTTTTTCATTGTTTAGCACCTCTCATTATTCCACCAGCAACCATGGTTAACCAAGTAATAGAAAATATAGTTTCCATATTAAGTGGGATATTAGTTTTGAAAATTATATTGATTGACATGATAGTAAAGATTGAACCAATCGTAACTAAAGTTACAATGCCAGCAAGCGCACCAAAAAATACAGCAAGACTATCGGTTTTGAAATTTGTCATAAAAACTCCTATATGTTACTTTAAACAGTATAACACATCATATATGGCATGTCAAAACGTATTCAATGATGGCTCGAATTCGGCAATCAATTCACGTTCACGTTGGTGTGCGGGTTTACGCCCACGGATTATTTCGATAACTTCATATTGCCAACTTGCACCAGCTAACTCACGCAACGCATTACACATTGCCCAATTTTTGTTTTCGCACTTAGCACGACTCACATGTTTTTGCCAACGGACTTTAACCGAACGCAAATAGGCTTGACCCTGTGCAACAGTCAAGCCAACATATGTATCGCCAGTATCCACGCACGTAACTTTGTACAGTACATGGTTTCGGTCGCAACGTTTCTTTCTCAATGTCATATAGACAGTATACCATACTGGGACAGCAGGTCAAGGGTTATTTTGGCTTTGTTGCTCAAAAACAACAAAAATCCCCCTCTGAAACGCATCAAAAACTCGGTTTACCATAAATATGTTGTCAAGTCCTAGGGAGGATAATAGTTATGGACATTATAGAGATACTTTTAAAAGCATGGCCAGTATTCTTAGCATTCATTACTTTAGTCATAGTTTTGGCTAAAATGGACGTGCGAATCGGGGTATTAGAAGAAAAAGTCAAATCATTATTCGATTTACATAACAGAGGAAAATAAAATGGCAGAAAAAACAGCAGAACAAGCACATGAAAAAGGTGCGTTTATAGAGAAATTATTATTTGCTCTATTACCTTTATTAGTTGGTTCAGTTGGATATTTAATTCAAGCATTAGGTTCTATCCAACATGACGTAACCATTCTGAATCAAAAAGTGAGTTTAGTTGTTACTACAGATAATAAGCAGGCTAGCAATAGCGGTGCTGAATTAGCACGTGAAAAATTACGTCAAGATTTAGAAAAAGAAATTCAAAAAAATCGTGATGCTATTATGGAGAATAGAACACACATTGCTATTCTTGAAGACAGAGCAGGTGTAACGAAAAAAATTGGACCAATGAAGGAAAACTAAAATGGCAGAAGTAGTATTACAGCAGAAACCATTGTCACGTAGTGAACGTGAAGCACAAATTAAAGATAAAGCAGGATGGCTGATTACTGTTTTAGCCGCTTTGCTTGCAATTAACACTTATATATCAAATGGTAACAGCAGTAAAGTTTTAAATAACACAATCCGAGCAAATGATACTTGGGCATTTTATCAAGCTAAGAGTATTAAACAAACTCTAGCAGAAATGCGTATGGATGATGCTATTGCACAAAAAGATTTTAAAAAGGCTGAAGCACTAAAGGTTAAAATTGATAAGTATGAATCTGATCCAACTACGGGTGAAGGTAAAAAAGAATTGTTTATTAAAGCAAAAGCACTTGAAGCTGAACGTGATGAAATTCGCAAATCAAGTCCTTGGTTAACATTTGCTAGTTCTGCATTTCAAATTGCAATCGTATTATTAACTGCTAGTATCTTATCTGTTAGTATATCATTGTATTGGGCTAGTATTGTTGTTGGATTATTTGCAGGAATATTCATGAGTCAAGGATTATGGCTTTGGCTTCCGATATAAAAAAGTATCGAAGTATCTTTATTAGTGATGTTCATTTGGGAACAAAAGATTGTAAAGCGGATAGTCTTAACAATTTTTTAAAACATAATTCTTGCGATACTTTATATTTGGTGGGTGACATTATAGATGCATGGCGCATACAGCAAAACAAGTGGCGTTGGAAACAAAGTCATACTGGTGTAGTTAGGCGTGTTCTAGGACATGCAAGGCGTGGTACCCGTGTTATTTACATAGCAGGTAACCACGATGAATTTTTAAGACCAATGATACCATATGGATTTAGTTTTGGGTTAATAGAAATACACAACCAAATAGAACATATAGGTGCAGATGGTAAACATTACTTAGTTACGCATGGTGACTTGTTTGATGGCATTACAAGATTGGCTCCATGGCTAGCGTTTTTGGGAGATAAAGCATATGATTTCATTTTATCGGTTAATAGCAAATTCAATTGGATACGTCACCGCTTTGGTTTTGGGTATTTTAGTATTAGTAAATATCTCAAAACAAGAGTAAAGAAAGCAGTAGACTTTATATTCCACTTTGAAAAAAATCTAGCTGGATACTGTAAGAAGCGTGGATATGATGGTGTTATATGTGGGCATATACACCACGCAGAAATTAAAGAAATAGATGGTGTCATTTATATGAATGATGGTGATTGGGTAGAATCCTGTACAGCACTTGTAGAACATTGGGACGGTCGTTGGGAAATAATCACATGGATAAAAATTAATGACAAAGACAATATTAATAGTAACGGATAATCTACCAGATCAAATAAATGGCGTTGTCACAACTTACAAAAACATTCAGATTTGTGCGGCTAGTGATGGTTATAACATTGTGGTGTTGGATCCCAGGAGGTTCAGCTACATTAATTGCCCTGGCTACAACGAAGTCAAGATTGCCTATCCGAGGAACTTGGGCGAGAAGATTAAGGAGATATCTCCGGATTATATCCATGTCGCCACAGAGGGTCCTCTTGGTCTGTGGGCTAGAGCATATCTTTCATTGGCTGATATTCCTCACAATACCGCTTATCATACTAAGTTTCCTGAAGGGTTGAAGAAGCTGTTTGGCATTCCGGAAAGCATAACATGGCGCTTTGTTCGTTGGTTTCATAAGCATTCTGGTAAAGTATTGACAACCACAGACAGCATGGTTAAAGAATTAAAATCACATGGATTCGATGGTGAGGTTATCTCTTGGACTAGAGGTGTTGATAGAGAAATTTTTAAACCAGAGTTGAGAGAAGACTTTCCTGGCAAGTACCTCTTATGTGTTAGTCGTGTTAGTAAAGAAAAGAATCTTGAAAAGTTTTTTGAATTGGATTATCCCGGATACTTGAAGATCATGGTAGGCGATGGTCCTATGTTAGAAACTTATAAGAAGCGTTATCCAGATGTAACATTTACAGGATTCAAGACTGGTGTTGATCTAGCACGTTACTATGCTAACGCAGAAGTATTTGTATTTCCTAGTCAATGGGAAACGTTTGGTATCGTAATGATTGAAGCCATGGCATGTGGCACACCTGTTGCCGCATATCCTGTTCAAGGTCCTAAAGATGTTATAGATGAAGATATTACTGGATGTATGCGTGACAATTTAAAAGATGCTGTAGATGCCGCATTAAAATTAAATAGGATTAACGTATTTGAGGGAAGCAAACGTTGGACTTGGGATAATGCTTGGAAAATTTTTAAGGATAACTTGGTAGGCGCAAAATGAGAACATATATCCTTTCGATATTATGTTTAATTATTTTGACTGCAAGTGCTGAAAAAAAAGAAGAATCCGTTGATATTTGTATCAGATGGAAGTGGACGGGCGATGTTTATGATAGAAAAGTCCAATGCATAGAATGGGCTAAGAAAGATTGTTCTCAACGATTACATAAAGATATATGTAAACTTGGCGGCTAATAGTCATGGATCCAATTACAATAGGACTTGCATTCTCAGCCGCCCAGAGTGCAGTCAGTCACATCAAGCAGGCAATCGCATTAGGCAAAGACGTTAATAGTCTTGTCGGGCAATTCAGCAAATTCTTTGAATCCTCAGATGCTATTCATCGTGAAAAAACAAAACAAAGAGCAAAGGCGCAAAGCCTAGGTAAAACTGATGCTGAATTAGGTAAAGAAGCACTTCAAATTGCTATGCATAGTGATGCATTACGTGAACAAGAACGTGAACTTAAGGATATGATTATCTGGCAATTGGGTAAACCTCAAATTTGGGAACAGATGATTAAAGAACGCACACGTTTATTTAAAGAACGTGCAGAAGCAGAAGCCGCCGCTGAGAAAAAAAGATTAGAGCATAAAAAGAAAATGGCAGACATGTTTATGTTTGGAATGTATTTTATTGGATTTGGTGCTATTCTTTTTGCAATTGTTATGGGTGGTATAGGTGTATATGGTGCAATGGAAGAAAAACGAATTTATGAACAAAAAGTTGCTGAGAGAGCCGCATTAGTAAGGCGTCAGCATAAAGAGAGAGAACAAAGAGAACGTGAAGAAAGAGATAAAGCGATACAATAATGGATCCAATTACCCTTTTTGCATTAGCTAACGGCGCCGTTGCGGCTGTTAAAAAGGGGTGCCAGTTATATAAAGACATTAAAGGTGCGGCAGGTGACGTTAAAGCAGTACTCAAAGATTTAGATGAACAATTTGCAAATAATCATAAAGACAAACCAGCAACAGTCACACAACGTAATGCATACATTGAAGAGAAGAATCGTGTTATAGAATTAAACAAACGTGATGGTGAGACCGTTGGCATTTATACTGAAATTGGAAATCATCTCGGCACATACTATGATAATTTACACAAATGTATGGCTATCTTTGCAGAAGAAGAACGTAAAAGCAAAACAAAATTATATGAGGGTGATGACAGTTTAGGCAAACGTGCGCTACAACGTGTTCTAATGAAAAAACAATTAGAACAAATGGGAACTGAATTGCGTGAGTTGATGGTCTATCAAAGCCCTCCTGAGTTAGGTGCTTTGTATACTGAAGTAGAAGAGATGATGAAAGAGATGGGTAAAGAACAAAAAGTTCTTTTGGTGAATAAAATAAGAGCAGAAGAAGTGCAAGCAAAAAGAAGAGCCGCACGTATGAGACAATTAAAACAAGAGGCTATAGTAGGTGTGTTTATTTTAATAGTGATATTCACCATGGGTGGAATGTTTATGTGGGTCGCACATGATAGGCAACAAAAATATCCTCAATACGGGGATGGATTATTTCCAAAAAGTGAAGAGACACGCCGTAGAGAATCCGAACCGCAAATCTATGTGGGTAGATAAATTTTAATACCTGTCTTTATCTTTCAACCAGTCACTAAACATCACACAGAATACCGCAACTAACGGCATCATAGATAATAAAAATAATATATCATTAAACGTTATAATGATATTGAAGTACATTTATTTTGGTGCTGGCTTTCTCTTCTTAGGCGCAGTAGTAGTCGCTTTAGTCGATTGTTGTTTTTTTGGTTTAGCAGTTTTAGTAACAGGTGGCGCTGGCTTTGTGGTCCATGCTTGCTCTTTTACTGGTTCTGGTGTTTCTACTATTGCAGGCGCAACCTCTACTTTAGCATCCAAAGACGCAGTAGTTTCTTTGATATTTTTAATTGCAACATCTGCCGCAGTTAAAGTAACTTCTTGATTTGTTACCTCTACTGTTGGTTTGCTACTTGTAAAAAATTCTTTAATTTTCTTGAACATAATTATCGCCCTTTAAGTTAAAATTTCAATCGCATGATTGTAATGATTGATTCTTTCTTCTAAACCAAGGTATCCACCATTGATTCGTTTTGTCATTGTTTTGATATCGCCTATATCAGCTAATTCATTTAGTCTTGCCGCAGACCAAAACCAACATGCAGAGTGAATAGCATATTCTGCTTCAAGCAATAAGTCTGGATCATCAACAAGTGTATTGTCTTCAAACAATGCTTGAGAGCATTTAGTATAGTTGTTTTTTCCAGTAATTTGTACGATTCCTCTACCACGAAAATACCAACCTTCTCCAGATGCTTCATCTCCATTACCCATACGATTAGCATAAACACGATTCGCAATCATTTCTGGTCTACGTTCGTATTGTTTTGCTACCGCCTCATTAGGAAAGTATTTCTTAAAAGTGCCAACTAAACCTTTTGCAGAATAATTTAAATTCTCTTGTAGAGTAGTAAACCCACCAGATTCATGCCCGCATTGAGCCATAAATGCGGCAACTCTAGCTGACGTATCTATATCATATTGTGGTAAAATTTCAACTAAATTACTATACCACTCATCAAAATTTTTAACTTTTGGAATTAATTGTTTTACCGCTTCTTGTGTGAAAAAATCCATCGCCATCTCCTATGATTATCATAGGAGTATTTAGCATAGTTTAATCCCAAAGTGCTTGATAGTATTTGCCAAACAAACGGAATCCGTTTTGAATTCGTGTCTCAACAACTTTCATGCCTTCATAGTCACACTTGTATGTGTCGTTAGGACCATGTTCCATTCGAAACAACTTAGCGTCTTTTTTTGGGACTTCATTGCCATCTTTATCAACAGGTTTCCAAATCAACTCATGTTCGCCGGAACGAAATGCTTCTTGCCAAGAATCATCATTCTTGCAAGTGAATGCAAAAATCATTTCATCTAATACCCAATCCCAACGCTTGAAATGATTTTCATCAGTATCCCATTCATTTTCTTTTGCTGGCGCTGAAGTTGACTTTAATTCTTCTGGCACATCTTCATCATCAACATTAGGCGACCCATGCTTTGTTGCTTGCAGTTGTTTTAGCATAGGCAAGACAATCATTGCAAGTGTATGGTCCATTGACCATGTGTCGTATTTGTCAATCTTGATATAAGACCTACGATTACGCTTAGACTCTATCCATCGACATAATTTCAATAGCCAAGTTTCTGGTGCGTTTTTCGACTCTACAATTTCTTCTTTTGTAGTTCCATGAGAAAGCCAAGTGCCAAAGTTATGCACCCAATCAGGTTTACGTTTGTATCCATATTCATCCTCGACAGGCTTTGCCCAAAAACAAAGTGCTTCGGCAATCTGATATGGTCCTATCCAATTTTTATAGGGTCCGATATAAACTTTCATTTTAATTTCTTCCAAGAATGAGGACACGGATTCGGTCTAGTGCGAGTTAGTTCTCCGCCACCAAAAGGATCGTCATCTAGTAACACACCAAACTCTTTTTCTATATAGTATCTTCCCATTGCTTTGATACATTGATCCATCAAACTGTTAGAACCAGAAGAATCATCTTCTGCCCAAAAACAAATCGGAGACCTACCCCATGTACGATATCTTAAAACATCATGGAAAATTTTTCTATGTTTTTTATTACTGGGATCAAACGTTTCATAGACTCTGCCGAATTGTTGAATCTTGCTCATTACTTTCACTTTCTATCATAATTAAAAGGCGCTTTGATTCTTTACGAACCTCAGCAGTTACTGACCATCCAAAACCTTCAGGATGTAGCAACTCTTGTAAAAAATGCACAACTTCATTTTCAGTTTCCGTTTTCATTCGTCACCTTTACAAATGGACTATTAACAGAAAAATCTTCAGGCAACTTTTCTACAATCCGTGTGAAGTGATATGAATCTGGATAGTGTCGCAAAATACCTAATGCACGTTGACGAATGTATTTTGGAACTTTAGGCGTTACTTTAGGATTCAATAAATCTAAAAGTAATTGTTGTCCACAACGCAACGCACGATATCTTTCATCGGGTAGAGTCATTATAATCTCCATCACGAATATGTTCTTCCTTTTTGGTGAAAAATGTTTTAATTTTCAATTCATCATTCCACACTCTTGCATAGTCATTATCTTTATCGCACATTGCTAGTGCTTCTTCTTTTGTAACAACACGATGCGATACAATAGTTTCGCCTAAGTGTTCTTGTGAAAATTCTTTAGCCTCGCTTAATGTTACAGTATCAAGTGCCCAATCTGCTTTGTCTTTACCATAATAATCTGTGCCAACAGGCACTTCTACCATGTAACGTTCACGGAACATAGATACAGCTTCAACAAGAACCCATTGAGTTTCAATTTTCTTCATAGTCCAGCTTCCATCTTTATTGTCAATCCAATCAATAGTGTCACCAGTTTTCCAACCAGTTCCTTCTAGTATCTCATCATTTAAAGGAAGAATCAAGTCTCCTGTTTCAGGATCTTCTTCCAGTGAAATTGTCCAAGTTTTATTTGCCATACATACTCCTTAAGCGAATACATTCATTATAACTCATGTTCTATGGAAAGTCAAGCGGTAAGCATTCTCACTAGTCCTATGGTATCAATTGTTGTTAGCAGTAGATAGTTAGCCAACATGCCAAAAGATTTCCTAGTCCAAGAAGCCCAAGCATACAAAGCACAGCCAGTGATCCAGACAGGATATAAAGTAAGAAGAGGAGGATTGGGGACTGTACTCGCCATAGTAATGCTACAACCAATGCTAATAGCCCAAGCAAGCAACTCAACAACAAAGCGAATTCGGTTAGATTTAAAATCATCTTTAATCCATTCTATAGTAGGTCGAAACAAATCGATAATCATATTAGTCCAAGTTAAATAATTGCGGATACATTTTAATAAAATATACTCTCAGTTGATTCCAATGATGAAACAAATCTGGAGAATCTTGAGTCAACGTCAATCGCTTCAACTCATTCATCGATTCGATAATTTTATAAAAATCATTTACTTGATCCTTATAAACGCTGTAATCATATTTTCTGCTATAGATTTTGTATTTTCCATTCATGTGCAAGAATGTTGAGAACAATCTTTCTACAATGAACGGAAACATATTCAGATTCGGGTCTCTAGCATAGTTTGCACTACCATGATAAATGTCGGCTTCAAGTCCAGTCAATGCTTCTAGATGTGTTTTAACGTCTTTAACAAAAGCGATATAGTCTAACCAGAATTCTTTTCTTGCGACAAAGTAACTGCAATAACATGTAGCATCCGTCATTACAACTTCAAGCGCAGTAGTATCATAACCTCCAGCCTGAAGTGCGGTTCCAGTAACGCTACGAATTCCTTTGTGAAAGTATTCACCTTGTTCCCATACGTTATACATGAATGCATCTTGTACTCTTGCGTGATTAAAAATCCAAACGTCTGCTTCTGAATTGTCTTTAATCGCATCAACAATAACTTGTGATGAATGGCGCATCTTGTCTTGCCAACGTGGACCAAATACACCCCATGCATCTAAGTCATCTGCAAAGCCTTCATCAATAATACGATTGAACGAATGAAACTCTCTCAATTCAGGGCGTTCATTCTTTGTATTGTCAAATGGTGTTAGCAGAGGATCAACTTGTGGTATTTGATTTTGTTCAAAACAAATCTGAAAAATTTTATACTTCATTCTGAAATTCCATTTCCATTGGGTGCAATGTTTCCTTCAATTCCAATTTTTGCAATCTTCTGAATTTTTGATGGGTCTAAATGCACAAACAATAAATGCTCTATGTCAATGTATCCACCGCCAGTCAAAACCATATTTATGTCTTTGAACATTCTACCATATGCTTCTGCAATGTTAGGAAGCATTTCAGAATCAAAACTCCACAGTCTACTCATGTACTGAAATATGACTCCACCAGTTTGTGCTGATGTGAATTGACTAGTGAAAGGACCACGAATGATAATTTTATCCTTCGCATCAATGTGTGTTTGATAATTGAAGTTATCATTTAACACATATCTTCCACTCATCTTAAAAATTCGTTTGTATTTTTTGTAGTCGCCAGAAACACCAATGTCTTGAAACGTTGAACCAAACATAACAATCTCTGCCATGTTTTTTACAATGTCTTGACTTGGGATAGCTAAGATATCTTTGATAGAAGGTGCGTCAGAAAAACTAACAATTCCTTTTGCGTATTCTTCTAAAACTTTTCGCTCTTCGTCAGTTGGAGATTTTAAGCCACCATCAAGCAGAACGATATCTGCATCGCATCTTTCTTTAATTGACTTTAGTGTGTTTATTGTTTGTTCTAGGCGCTGGTCAGAATTATATACTCCATGATTTGTGTGTATAGCTGAAGATACTAGAAATAATCCATCAGGACTCTTTTGGTTTTCTGACATTTGCGTTTCTCACTTTTTTAGCAGGTGTTTTTTTAACCGCAGATTTTACTCTAGGTTTTCTAGTTTTAACCTCTGCGCCTTTCAATCTATCTTCACCACGTTTGTTCAAACGCTTAAAGACTTCTTCTGGTTCCATCCAGATATCTTTGTTCTCTAACATTGACTTGATTTCAATGTCAGTTAAGAACCCATCATATATGCTACGCATAAATTTATCCGACCACTTACGCTCATACATGATATTATCGTACATCTCACCACCTTTGCCGCCAGTTCCACCAGAATAATTGTGGAACATAAACATAGAATGTTCTGAGATTTCAAATCCATCACCAGATAAGAACACCATCGTAGCCGCAGACATACATGCGCCTTCTACTGATGTTAAAATATTTGCTTGAGATTCTGCCATGACACGCATTAGTTGTATAGCAGTAAATAAATTGCCGCCAGGAGAATTGATGTGAATTTTAATCACATCATTCTCTGTTGCATTTCTGATTGTTTCATACCAGTCAACATATTCTTCAGGAGAAGTTATTTCTCCAACCAAATACAATGTGTATAGTTGCCCTAGTATTTTTGGTTGTCTAGGTTTTTTTGAATCGTCCTTGAATATCGACTCTAGCTTGTTTTCTTCTTCGTCCATAATCACTCACTTTCTACAGTAATATAGAGTATACTCTACTTTGTTTGGGATGTCAACCTATCAACTCCATATTTGCATAGCCAATATGCATCAATTAAGTCGGAAGAAGGATTCCATTGCTTCTCAGTCATATGTAGTTCTTCCTTTAGACGAATATCATTAAATTCTTCAAAGACTTCTTGCATTCGTTCTTTATTTGCATTGCCTTTACCAGTAGCATATTTCTTAAGTACTGTTGGTGGCACTTCTGTACATTCTACGGCAAACAACCATAATCGGTATTTTAGAATACCAGCGTTCTCTGCAATATTAAACACTCTGCCCTTTGACCCCATAGAATAACCTTCTAGGAATACGTGGCAATCTTTGTCTGTATCTAACAACTTATCGATAAAGAAATTTGATATACCATCATATCGCAATACATCTGTCATTCCTTCGTGGTCAAAAAATCTACCTGTTATATTTTTAAATTGTACATCATATTTTCTAGATTGTGTCAGAAAATAAAAATGACATTTTTCAAAACTAAACTCTCCGTCTTCATCATCAAATACGCACATTGCAGGACATGTTAGGGAATAATCTATTCCTGCTACGATCATCTATTGTCTTCTTCCGTGTTCCATTCATCTTCTATTAGACTATCCCAATCTTCATCAGTCCATTCTTCTTCTAATTCCGTAATTGTTTCTTCTGCTATATGAGAGCCACAATAGGAACAATTTGTTGGAATTAAATCTGATACTCCTGCCGATGGTGTTACTGAATACTCAGCTTCGCATGTATCGCAGAATACGTTATATGTTGTCATTTTTTCTCCTTATTCGTACATTACAGTACTGGTACTTCCAAGTGCCCATTTTGCTTCAGTCTCTACAGACCAACGCTTTGTTGCTACTTTGAAATCTGGAATCTTAAGTTCTTTAGGGTTGCTACTAGGTTCTAGAATCAGCATTCTATTGTTGGGCTGTGCGGCAAATTGCCCATTATCACACTTAATAAAGTTGTAAGACTTATGATCTTCAACATCTTCGCTGAATCCTGTATCTAGTACATTAAAATCTGGATGTGCAGAATCGACAGTAAACATATACTCGCCGTATCTCCAATCACCAGCCTTAGTTTTGAATTTACATTTTTGAGATTGCAACTGTGCTTTTTTAATTACAGTAATGTCATATGACAAACAATCCCACAATTGTAATTGGTCGAGGGGCATTTCATTTGTTATTTCTTTCCAGCAGAATGCGTGTAATGGCAATTTGTCATATAATGCGCCGTATTCATTTAGATATGCTTCTATGCGAAATGCTTGTCCCCTCAAACTCTTTATACTTATCCACCAGCAAGGAACTAATTCTCCATGACCCTTTTCAAAGTCATAGAGAAATTCTTTGCGTACAAAACACTTAACTGCGGGAAGATTTGCTACGATGTGTGCCATGTTTTACCAATGCCTTATAACGCCTGCTACGATGAATATGTTTGTTATTATATAGCAAAGCACAATAATTGTTCTGATAATTGCAACTCTGTCCGACTCTTTATCACATGCACTAGCCTTTTCACCTAGTGCTTTTGCCCATAGTCTCCACATGATTATTGTGTGCAAGTTCTTTCACGATAAAGTTTGCCATCAGGATATTGAATTTCTTTCCAATCAGTACACACTTGCGGCGACTGTTGAATTATAACGGGTTGCTGTTGAACAAATACGGGCTGTTGCTGAACAATTATAGGTTGTTGTCGTGCAATTTCGTATCCAATAACACCGCCTATGATTGTAGGTCCAATCCAATTATATGGTCTAAGTCCATAACCGTGATGATAACCATGGTGCTGTGCAAATGATGAAGCAGACACCATTAACAAAAATACAGTTAATATTTTTTTCATTTGTTAATCCTTTTATCCACACTTTTTACGTTTAACATTAGTTAGTGCACCAAAATCAACTGGCCATTCTTGACCAGGTTCTAACTCTTTTGCTTTAGATGGAAATAAGTACTTTACACCAGCTTGTTTTTCTATTTCTGAGATTGGCACACGATATACACGCATGTCATTTCCGAGATTTGGATATGGTGGTACATGCGGAAATTTCCATCCAGCAACCTCATGTGTTGTATTATTGATTACAATTTTATAATAACCATGTGGAACAACAACACCATTCCCAATTGTTTTATCACCAGCACCATAAAATGCACCAACGTATATAGTAAAAGGTTGATTTAGCTGAACTGCCCAACCACGAACAGAAGTTTCGAGTAATTTCCAAACACCACGATTCAATGAACCTGCTTGTGGATACATGTTTGTCATTAAGAAAGATTCATATTCTACTTGTGTATCCCAACTCATATCACCATCTGGTGCGGCATGACCTTTGTCGTAACCCGTGCCAACATAATCATCTGGACGTGGACCATTAGGTACTGATTGATCTGCAACAAATGCATTAGTACGTGCTACACAACCCAATGCATTCGGAGGAGTTAATTCGTATGTTACAAACTTTGGAATCTTTGCTTGTTCATCATATCCAACAAGATATGCTTCTCTGCAAATTGGCTGAACATTTTGCACAACAGGGAATCCATAAGGCGCATGAACCGCACATGCTTGAGGTGATAAAGG